CCACGTCCTGGTCGTCGTCGATGACCTCCGGCGCTCTGCGAGTCGTCTGCGCCGCCGTCGTCGCGCCGCGCGGCACGCTCGGCGCCGAACGCGGCGAGTCGTCACCGTCGCTCGTAGACGGCGGCGCGGCCGCAGCTGCGGCCGCTCTGCCGTCCGTGTCGGCGGCGGACGCCGACGGCTGGGAGTCGGACTCGTTCGCGGCGGCCGGCGGCGTGTTCTCCGGCGCCGGCGTCGTGGTCGTGTCCGGGGCTCTGTCGTCCGCTCTCGCGGCCGCTCTTCTTCTCTGCTCTGCCATGACAGCTCCTCGCGGCTTAGGGGACGATCGCCTTGACGGCGCCGCGCCAGTCGAGGGGGGCGACGCCCCACTCGTGGCGGACCTTCCAGGCGATCTCGTCGTACTCCATCGAGTACGGGTCGCTCCCGCCGAGCACGTTCCGCATGCCCGGGTCGCGGAGGAAGATGTCCGGCGTCTCGTCGCCGTTCAGGAAGCCGACGCCGAGGACCGGCGCCTCCTGCTGATCGGCGAACAGGTACCAGTCGTTCGCGTCCTCGAGGTACGCCTCGACGATCGGCGCCGCGAGCGCGCGGACGACGTTCTCGTTGCCGCGGCCGAACTGCTGCACGGGCCAGAAGCCCGCCGTCGGCGTGACCGGATCGATGCCCTCCTGCGGCTGGGCGACGATCGTCGACCGCAGGATGCGCATCGACACCATCTCGAGCTGGGCCGGGATGATGAGGTTGCGCGGCGCGAGGCCGATGCGGTTGCCGTTCGGGTCGGTCTGCAGGCGCAGCAGCGTCGACGCCTGCGCGACGGAGTCCTCCGAGAGGAAGGCGTCCGACCCGACGAGCACGTTTCTGTGCGCCGACGAGAACATCGCGTTCCCGTCGTAGGTGTTGAGGTTGGCCTCCAGCTTGGCGACGACGTCGTGCCCGAGCGTGCGCGCCGCGGCGCGGCCCATCGCGTTCGGGCGATCCGCCAGCTGCTGCAGGTCGTCGTTGATGATCGCCTTGCGGCTCAGCTTGAACAGGCGACCGCGGGTGCGGACCGTGATCGACGGCCCCACGATCTCGCTGATCTGGCTGTCCTTGTAGTCCGCGCCCTCCTCGACCTCGAGCAGGTTCTGCATCTCGGTGAGACGCACGAACGAGATCGGCTTGAAGTCGGGCACGGAGTAGGTGCGGGTGAACTGGCGCCACGACGAGGTCTGCTCGGCGTAGCCCCACATCAGCCGCTTCGTGACCTTGTCCGCGAGGTAGTTCGCGAAGTCGGTCGAGGCGCCGGACTCGACGAGGCGCTCGTCGAGCTCGACGCCGGAGGCGATCGCCTCCCGCAGGGTGTCGTAGTCGTAGCCGGCCTCCGAGAGCAGCTCGTCGGCCTTCTCGCGGGCGTCCAGGAAGCCCTCGAAGATCTTGATGGTCTTGCCCGCGGCGCGGTAGTCGGCGAACTTCATCGTGCATCGCCTCCTAGGCGGTCGTGACGGGCTGGGGCAGGAGCATGACCCACATCAGGCCGGTGGCGGGCTCGAGAACGCCGGCCTCCGGGACGCGGGTCACCTTGGCGAAGGGGCGCACTCTGGCGTTCCCTCCGATCGTCGGCGCGGCGCTGCCGTTGGCAACGCGCGCCAGTCTGAAGTCGGTCAGGCCGATGTAGACGATGTCGCCGACGGCCGCCGACGCGAGCAGAGGCATCTCGTACTCGCCGAGCAGGCAGACGGCGTATCTCGCGTCCTGAGCGGCGCTCGTGTACGCGAAGCCCTGGAAGTCCTGCTCCACGACCGCGGCGCCACTGAGACGGGGAGCGGCGGCTCTGACTTCGACGCGCTCGCCGGTCCCCCGGTGGTTCAGCATGGTCTGTTCGTTCTCCTTGGTGTGCGAGCCGTGCCGGCTACTTCTTGATGCCGAGCTCGCGGTCCAACTGATCGTCGGCGCCGCGACGCGCGCGCCGCCCGGAGGCCGGCTTCTTGCCGGAGCCGGGCTCCTCCGTGGTGGTCGATCCGGCGCCCGTCACGCGGGCCTCCCGGAACTCCGTCAGCTCGTCCTGCTTCTTCGTGATCGCCGCGGCGACGGCCTCCGTGAGGACCGTCTCGGCCTCCTTGACGACGTTGCCGTCGCCGTCGACCTCGGCCTCGAAGATGCGGTCGAAGAAGGACTCCTTCAGCGCGGCCTGAGACGGCGCCGGCAGGTCGGTCCCCTCGATCTGGCGGGCGACTCTGACGCGCTGCTCGACACGCAGCAGGTCACGGGCGAACGACTCTCTGAGGCGGTCGAGCTCGGCCTGATGCGCCTCTCTGAGCGAGTCGATCTCGCGCTCGTGCTCGGCTCTTGCGAGCTGCAGCGCGGCGGCGGTCGCCTCCTTCAGCCGGCTCTCGGCCAGCTCCTCGGCGCGCGCCTCGACCTGCTCGGTGAGAGCCTCGCGGACGCGGCCGTTGAGCCCGCCCCGCTTGTTTCTCTCGTTCCGGGGGCCGTTGAGGTCGCCCGGTCTGGCAGCCGCGCCGCGGTTGTTGCCGAGGCCGCCTCTGACGACCGGGTGGAGGTCGCCCTCCTCCAGGGCCGCGTCGACCTCGCCCTCCTCGAGGCCCTCCTCGCCGAAGATGCCGTCGAGGAAGCCCTCGACGTCGCCCTCCTCGAGCGCCTCGAGCTCGCTGAGGTCGGCCTCGCTGAGCGGCTCCCACTCGGCCGGCTCGCTGCCGGCGGCGTTCGCCTCTTCGGCCAGCTCGACCTCGGGCTCGGCCGTGGCCGCGTCCGGTCTTGGTGCCATGTCCGTCGCTCCTTCTTGGTCGCGCTGCGCCTCGACGAACGCCTCGACGAGCTCGGTGATCTTGCCGCCCGCGCCGGCCTCGGTGACGAAGTCCGCGGAGACGACTCGGGTGATCCGGGTGACGTCGCGGGCCTGACGGCCCTCGATGATCCGGTCCTCGGCTCTGCCGCGCGCGTCGATCGACACACCGAGCAGCTCAGGGTCCGCTTCGACGATCGAGACGAGCAGCGGATGCGAGATCCGCACGCGAGAGCGGATCGTCTGCTTGCCGTCGTCGCGCTGCGCGACCCACGACTCGAGGATGCGCCCGCCCACGTGCTCGACGGGACGCGGCAGCCCTCTGAGCTTGCGGCGCGTCTCGTCGTCGAGGTGGTTGAGGTACATCTTCACGCGGCCGGTGCCGAACAGGGCAGCCGACTCGCGCAGTACGCCGGCACCGTAGTGGTGGTTGTCGCGCTCGTTGCCGAAGCCCTCGCAGATCAGGTCGACGACGGCGTCGACGCCCTTGCGGTCGGGAGACGGCACGACGCTGCCCTCGACGAACCGCGCCTCCTGGATGCGCAGCTCAGGGTCCTCGGTCCGCGGATCCGTGAAGCTCATCGGTCCAGCGTAAACGCGGGGGGCGCGAAATCTCTACCTTCGCGCCCCCTCGCGCGCGGGGTCTACAGCGCAGCGGCGACGAGGTCCGCGCGCTTGACGCGGAGCGCCAGATACGGGACCGCGACCTTGCGGCCAGCGATCTCGACGACGGCGCGCTCGCCGTCGTCGAGAGGGCCGACGAACGTGCCCTCGCGCAGAACGCCGCGGTGCTGCAGCGCAATCGACTGCCCCTCGCGCAGTGGTGAGCGGCGGGAGGCGATGGGCGCGGGCGACTGGCGCTCCCGCTTGGCGCTGATCTGCTCGGCGATCGCCTCGCGGATCAGGTCGCGCGAGATGCCGGCAGCCTTCATCGCGTAGGCCGCCTCGCGGATCTGGTTGTACCGCGCCCACATGATCGCGTCGTCGGCCGTCGGGTTCGGCAGGAAGTCGGCGAGGTCGTCCAGCGCGGGGCCGCTGCGTGCTCTGATGCGCAGCGACCGCTCCAGCACGCCGCCGCCGCCGGGTCCGCGCACGATCGTCGTTCTCGCGCGCGGCAGGCCGCGGTTCTCGCCGCCCTCGTTCGTGAGGACGTTGCGCGCGACGCGCAGCGCCGCCTCCTCGAGCGTCTCGCCCTCCTGCAGCAGCGGCCGCCCCGCTCTGGCCGGCGCGAGTCTCGCCGGGCGTCTTCTGCGCAGCGTCAGCGCGACGCGCGCGCGTCTGGCGACCGGGCCGGTGCCGGCCGCGGCCGCCTCCAGCGTCTTGACGGGGATGACCGCGGCCTCGTCGACGCCGAGGTCGCGGTGCAGCTGGCCCTCGCGGATCTCGCCGATCGCCTCGGCGACCCAGCTGGACTCCCGGGCCGACTCGCACGCCGCGCACCCGCCCGCCTCCGTCAGCTTCCCGCCGCACTCTCTGCAGCTCGACGAGCGGTGCTCGCCGGCGGCGCCCTCGCGCAGCGCCGCGTCGGCGCGCTCCGCGGCCGCGATGCGGCTCCGCGCCTCGCGGAACGCAGCGTCGAGGGTCGCGGCGGCGCGCGTCAGGTCCATACGCCCGGCCGAGGTGATCCACGCGCGGCCGTCGGGCGTCGGCGCGGCGGTCGACTCGTACAGCCGGCGGACGCGGTCCTTGAGGTCCTCGAAGTCGCCGCCGGGCGCGATCCGCGCCGGCGGCAGCTCGCCGACCTCAAGCGTGGCGCCCTCGACGACGACCGTCTCGCGCGGACCGGCGCTGGCCGGCGGGAGCCGGACGATCACGTCCGGGACGGCGCGCGCTCTCGGCTGCGCCTGCGCGGCGCTCCCCGCGGCCGTCTCGGTGATCGTGGTCACGGCGCTGCGTGGCGCCTGCTCGTCGACGGCCATGCTCGGCTCCTTGTGCCCGGTCTGGAAGGTCAGCCGCAGCGCTTCGAGCACTCGGCGGTCGGTGTCGGATCGCGGCCGCGGCGGACCGCTGCCGGTGATGGCGCGCTGCGCCGCCAGCGCGACGTCGTCGCGATCGTCGCGGATCGCGCGCCCGTCGCCGTGCAGCGCCAGCCACGACTCCAGCAACTCGGTTACCCCGGCCTCTCGAATGCTGGCGTTGTGCGCTTCGATCTCGTCGAGAACTGCTCTGAGTTCGGGCTTGTTGCGGGGGAGACCGTTGAACCGATGCGGCGGGATCAGGACTCTTCCGTCTGACCACAGATGACGGCTCTGATGCAGCTGCCACGGCTTGAGGCGCTCCAGGAGAGCGCTCCCCGCTGCGATGCGATCGGCGCGGGCGCGTGTGACCGCGCCGTGCGACACGAACTGGCCGGTGCTGCTGTCGTGGAGGTTGCCGAGTCGGTCCCGCGTCACCTCCTGCAGCCTGGCCGTCGTCTCTGCAATCGCCGCGGCGCTGGCGTCGCGCTCAGCCTCGAAGATCGCGACGAAGACGTCGCCGGCAGACTCGACGAGCTGGTCGCCGCGCTCACCGGCGATCTCCCGCAGCACGTCGGCCGGCTCGGTGCCGGTGATCTTGCGGACGTCCTCGACGAGCCGCTCGAGCGTGTCGGGGCCGATGCTCGGCATGGCGTGCGTGAAGCGCGCGTACGCGGTCGCGCGCGCCTTCTTCTCCAGGGCGTTGTTCTCGGCGCGCTGGGTCGGCGACGATCTCGGGCCGCGCCACTTCGTCGACCCCGTCCACTGGTCCTTCATCCAGGCGCAGGTGCGGTTCGCGCGCTCCGCGCTCCAGCCCTGCTCGGTCGTGAGGCGACGCACGCAGACGTGGTGTTTGCCGTTCGCCCAGCTGCCGAAGGCTCGGACGATGTAGCGGATCTTGCCGTGCGCGGCCGGGTCGTTGCCGCCCATCGAGCCCGTGCCGGTGCTGGCGCCTGCCTCGCGCAGCGCGTCGTGCTCGCGGCTCAGAAGGCGGCTGCCGCCGCTGTTGAACTCGACGACGATGTCGCCGCCCTGCTCCCGGACGTCGGTGATGCGCTTCGGGAAGGCGTCGAGGCGGAACGTCGTTCCGTCCGGGGTGCGGACCTTCGAGCCGACGGCGCGCTCGAGCCCGGTGCGCTTGTCGCGCTGCAGGTCGGTGCTGACGCGGAATCCGCCGCGGAACGTCTTCATGCCGTCGCCTCCATCGGGTGGAACTGCTCCAGCCGGCGCAGCGCCGCGTCGATCAGCGCCCGAGCGCGGGGGGTCCGCGTGGCGATGCGGCAGTCGATGTCGAGCGCCTGGTGCAGTTCGCTTGGCTCGATCTCCTCGCCCGCGAACCAGGCTGCGAGCATCGCCGTCGGCGCCGCGTCGTCGAGGCCGCGCACGAGCTGCGCGAACTCGCCGTGCGAAAGGATGTCGTTGCCCCGTACCTGCAGCGCCATGAGCTACAGGATGCCGTGCGGCTCGTCAACAGCGCAACTACCGTGCCGCGGCCGCGCCGGCGCGCGCCGGCCGATCATGCCGCGCGCCGCCGGTCGTTGCGCGTGCCGCGGCCCATCTTGATGCCGTTTCTGCGCAGCACCCCCGACACCGTCGCCTGCGACACGCCGAGCTGGCGAGCGATGTCGCCCTGCGTCGCCCCGCCGGCCTGCGCGAGCTTCACGATCTCCGCGTCGCGCTGCGCGAGCGCGAGTCTACGGTCGCCGCGCTTCTCGGCGATCGCCTGCGCGCCGCCGCCGCGGGCCGGCGCCTGCGCGGGACGCACCGTCGCGTCGCGCGGAAGGACGTCGGCGCTCGGCCCAGGCGGTGCTTCGATGCGCTGCCGCAGCTCTCTCGGCGACAGGTCGCGGCCCTGATCTCTCGCTGCGAGCGGGTTCGCCCGCAGCGAGAACGTCCCCACGTACAGGGTCGCCTGACCTTCCGTGCCCTTGTACGGGATGAACTGGTCGCCCGGCGTCGCGCGCCCTTCGACAAGCGCTCGCGTGGCGTCCTGCGGCAGGCGCACCGGCGAGTACGCCTGCGGCGCGCCCGGCGCCGGCACCCACTCGTCGCCGTCCCACTCGCCCTCGTAGCGGTAGAGGAAGACGTGGGTCACGCCCGCGTCGAAGTCGACGATGTGCTGCGACAGCGCCGGCTTGAGGCCGTTGAGCCGAGCGCTCTTGAGCTTCTCCGCGCGCTGCGCCGGGGTGACGGACACGCCGCCCGTCTTCCCGGTTGCGGCCGACACGCCGGTCGTGAGGCCGCGGAACGACTGGGCCTTGACCTCGATGCCGAACTCGCCGATCTGCCAGTCGAGCGGCGGCTTGTCGGACTTGTCGGTGACGAACGTCATCGACGCGCGGTTGTCAGCGCTGTCGATGACGCCGAGCTCCTTCAGCCGGCGGGCGACGTCGGGCAGCGCGAGTTCCGCCGCGTCGCCAAGCGCTTGGCGGCTGACGTGCGCGTAGCGGCTGTGTCTGCGCTCCCCGGCGCTGGAGAGGTCAGCCCGGAGGTCGAGCGGCGTGTCGTCGTTCAGCGGCTCGCCTGGTCTGGTCGTCCGGACGCGGCGCAGCTGGTTGAAGTGGCGCTCGATCGAGATCGCGGCGCCGTGCGCGTCCTGCGGCGAGAGGTTCTCAGCCGTCTCCAGCAGGAAGTGGTCGCCGCGCTTCGCCGCGCGGAAGCGTCTGGACTGCTGCAGCTTCGCGAGGATCGTCCCGGTGTCTCTGCCGAGCGCTCCGGCCGGCATCGTCCACTGGAACCGCGTGCCGCGCGCGCCGGCCCATCCGCTCGAGCGGCCCTCGATCTCGGCGGGCACGGTCGGGATGCGGATGCGCTCGCCGCCGATGTTCACCGTCGTGCCGTAGCGGCTGCGCGCGCCCGACGGATGCAGCGCCGCGGCGTGGACGCGATCGATCGTGCGCAGCGAGACGTCTCGTGCTCTGCCGACCCGTGGCCCGCTGAGCTTCTCGATCGCCTCGCGGCGCAGCGCGTCGTGCTCCTGTCGCATCGATGCGACATCGCCGCGCTCGACGGCCGCCAGGTATCTGCGCAGGCGGCCGTGCAGCGACTTGTGGATGTCGCCGTGGACCGACACGAACCGGCCGCTGCCCTCGTCGTGCCAGGGGTTCCCGCCGACGCCAGGGCGCAGCGGGACGTAGACGGCCTCGCGCAGCGCGGCGTCGCCGTCGTCGGCCCGCAGCCCTTCGAGGATCGCGGTGCGGACGCGGCCGGTGAGGTAGCCGAGGGTGTAGGGGATCCCGCGGGCGTCCGCGATCTCTCTCCCGACGAGACGGCAGCCGCAGCCTGCGTGGCGGTTGCCGGGGTTGATCTGGTCGAGGACGCGCCACGGCCACCACTTCCCGGCCATCGCGAGGCAGTCGGCGGTGTGCGTTCTGAGCGACTCGTCGATCAGCCAGACCGCGCCGCGCTCGCCGCGGAGCTTGAGCGACCACATCTCGCGATCGGCTCTCAGCCGGCGGCCGGAGGCCGCGATGTGGCGCGCGAGGTAGACGCGCTCCAGCTCCATGACCTGGCGGACCCGACGATCTCTGTCGGCGGGCCGCGCGAGCATGTCGTTGCGGACCTCGCGCAGCCCGAGCCGCAGGCGGATCTGCATCCGCCGGGCGTAGGTCAGGGCGTAGCGCTGCTCGCGCGCCAGGGCGAGCACCCGGTCCTGCTGCTCGGCGTAGAGCTGGTCCAGCACGTTGGCGTGGAACCGGCGCTGGGCCCGCAGGATCGCGTCCTGCGCCGCGACGATGTCGATCATCGCTGCTCCGACGCAGCGGCGAGCGCGCGCTGCGCCCCGCCGCTCTGCTCGATCTCGGTCAGCTCGCCGAGCGCTGTGCCCTCGATCACCGCGCGATCGTCGAAGAGCGCGGCGAGCGGGTCGAGCGCGGCGAGCGCCGACTCGCGGAGGTCCTCGGGCAGCTCAGCGAAGGCCGCCTCGATCGCGAGCTGCTCGTCGGTCAGCAGCTCCTCCTGCACGAAGCCGGCGGCCGTCGCCCCGTCTTCCAGCAGGATGTCGTCGCCTTCGCGCAGGGCGCGCTGGCGCCGCTGCTGCGCGCGGGCGACGCTTGCCGCGCCCGCAGCTGCGGCGCCGCCGGCGCGGTTGCCGCCGCGGTGGCGGCCGCCGTTGGCCCGGATGTCCGCGCGTCTGGCGCCTTGTGCCATGACTCTCGCGCTGCGCTGCGCCGGCGACGATCTGCGCTGCTCGGAGCCGCCGGGCCCGTCCGCCGGCTGTATGCCCAGCTCGGCCTGCTTCTCCAGCAGCGTGAGCTGCTGCTCGTAGGGCGTCTCGAAGTCCTCGGGGAAGATCTCGTCGAGGATGTCGCGGGCGTTCTGCTTGCCCATCGCGTCGAGCAGCTCGCCGAAGACGAAGCGCACGAGCTTGCGGTTGGAGACGTTCGGGTCGATCGCGGTGAGCGCGGTCGTGAGCATCGTCGCCAGCTCGCCGACGTCCTTGGACAGGATCGGCGGCATCTCGACCTCAAGCCGGGACGGGTCGATTCGCTCGCCCTCCAGCATGAAGCCGGTGATGTCGAGCACTATCGTCTGCAGCAGCTCCTGCCGGTCCTCGCACATGCGCTGCAGCGGCGCGTCCATCGACGTCGCGGTCGCGAGGTTCGCCGAGCCGACGTCGCCGAGATGGTGGATCGGGATGCCGGTGCCGGCCGCGATCTGGCCCTTCATGACCTGCGTGTCGGTCATCGCGCCGGCCGCGCCGGTGTCCTGGACCATCGGTCTGAGGTCGACGCCCTCGTTGGAGACGGCGACCTTCGTGCGGCCCTGGTCGGCGCGCTGCGTCCGCCGCAGGTTGGTGCCCTCGACGTCGCCGGCGAGCCGCGAGATGTCCTGGAGCTGCTTCGACGCCTGGGAGACGGCGCGGGTGCCGCCTCTCGTTCTCGCCTGCATCGCGATCGCCGCCAGCGCCTGCGCGACCATCATCCGCGACGTCATGAACTGGTTGAGGCCCTGCGCCCACTTGAGGACGGCCTGCATCTCGGTCTGGCCGAACCGCATGTCCGACGTGCAGTTGACCTTGATGTGGTAGATGCGGCCCTCCGCGACGAGCTCGGGCGGCGGCCCCCACGGTCTGCCCTCCCACTCCGTCGGGGCCTCGAAGCGCCAGTCGCGGTAGTAGCGGGTGACGGGTCTGGCCGATCGGTTGTAGCCGCCGATGCCGAGCTCGGTCGCTCTGTCGAACTGGTACTCCATCGGCACGTAGACGCGCTTGTACCAGACCGGCACCTTGCGGTTGCCGGGGTGCGTGATGACCTCGACGATCTCGCGCTCGCGGAGGTCGGTGATCTTCAGCGTCGGCGGCTCGAGCTGGGGGTCGCCGTTGCTCAGGATCCCGATCTGCTGGTCGACGGGCGCGGCGCCCTCCTGGCGGAAGAGCAGGAGGAAGACGTTGCCCTGGAGCTGCAGCTCGTCGTTCTTCTCGCGCTGCGCGACGTGGCCGGTGAGCGCGATCTTGTTCTCGGGGTCGTTCCAGAAGCGGTTGATGAGGTCGGCGGCGCGGTCGGCCTCGGTGTCGCGATCGCCCTTTCTCGCATCGCGGCGGTAGCGCGGCTGCTTGATCCCTCTCGACAGGACGTAGTTGGTGAACAGCTTCACCGACCGCTTGACGATCGGGTCCTCGAAGAAGAAGCGGTAGGCGCGCGCCACCTGCGCCTCGCGGCTCTCCCGCGGCGGGTCGAAGTAGTTCTCGGTCGTCCCGCTGCCGGACAGCAGCGACCAGTCCATCGACTCGAGCTGGCGGGCGAGCATCTTGCCCGTCGCCGCCTGCTCGCGCAGGTCCTCGATCTCGCCGCCGAAGCCGAACAGGTCGGCGGCGCCCTCCCGGAAGAAGTCCCCGATCTTGGTCATTCCGTCGTGCCGTCCTCGATCACGTCCTGGATGATGGTCGGGCTCGTCTGAGCCCTCCGAACCGTCGCGCGGCGCGCCGCGGCGTCCGGATCACGGTCGGGGTAGCGCAGGCCGCTCGCCTCGTGCCGTCTGCGGATCGCCGCGAGGTGCGCGTCCACCTTGGCCTTCTGCGAGCGCTCGACGACGGGGTCGTGGTCGTGCGCCGCGCGCCACGACGGGCACTCCGTGTGGTCGCCCGCGCACCACATCTTGACCGCGAGCGGGTTCTTGCTGACGAGGATGGCCTCTCTCTCCACGCCGCACAGCACGACGATCTGCTGCCCGTCGGCCTGCGCCGCTGGGCACGTCGTGGTGAAGCCCTCCTCGCGCAGGGACCGCGCCGTCTCGCGCACCAGGTCGGGCAGATACTGCGATGGGAGCAGCATCAGGCGTCGAACCCGCCGAAGCTGTCGCCACCGACCATCAGGCCCTCGTCGGCGTCGCCGACCGAGAAGTCGATGCCGGCGTCTTCGACGGCGAAGTCCGGCACATCGGGGATGTCGTACATGCGGGTCAGGTCCTCTCGGGTCACGATGATGTCCTCCGCCGGCGCCAGCTCCGCGTGGCCGAAGGCGGACAGGTAGCCGACGACGCCGGCGACAGGGTCGGCGACGTCCTTGGAGCCGCCTTGCGGGTGGTCCGGCGCGTCGCCGCGGCGCTCGCCGCACTCCAGGCGACGCATCTCCAGGTCGAGCGCCTGGTAGCGCGGCAGCAGCACGCGACGCTCGTTGACGACCTCGAGCAGCTCCCGATACGGCGCCGCGGTTCTGTCGACGGAGAAGGGCTTGGGCATCCCGTGGATCTCGCCGGTCCACTCGTCGACGTCCATCCCCACGGTGACCATCTCGGCGTGCATGAGCTGCTGGCCGACGTCGGCCGACGCGAAGGTGTCGCTGCTGAACGAGGTGATGTTGAAGCCGCGGAGCTGCTTGAGCTGCAGGATGAAGCGCACGACGGACCCGAGGTAGATCTGCTCGCCGACCGGCGCGATGATCTGCGCGACGAGCGGGACCTCGTAGCTGTTGACGATGCGCACGTACTCGCCGGCGGCGGGATCTTCGCTGCGCTCCTCGTAGGAGTCGACGATCCGACCGAGCGCGATCCCGGCCGCGTCGCCGTGGCGCTTCTTGTTGAGCGCGAGGTCGACGTGGACATGCCAGTAGCCGTCGTCGTTGGAGCGGAAGTGCTCGCTGATGCCGCCGAGCATGGTGTGCTCGTCGCGGGCGCCGATCAGCGATCTGTAGTGGAAGTCCGGCGACGGCTGCTCCGACATCGGGCCGCAGACGAGGTCGGGGAGGACCAAGCACTCCTCGATCGATCTGACGTTCGTGAACCAGGGAGCGCGCGCGCGCTGGGCTGTCGAGCCGTACTTGAGCAGCGAGTCGGTCGGATCCCGGAAGAACTCCGAGTAGTAGGACATCGGGATCGGGATGACGTCGCGACCTTCGATCACGACGCAGCCGACCTATTCGCTGATCCGTTGATAAGTCGGGCGCGCTGATAAGTCACGCCACCGAGGCTACGGACGCGGCAGCTCGGCGCGCAAGGTCCGCGCGCTCAGCCAGCGGCCGCGGCCGCTGGCGCGCGCAGCGGGAAGTTCCATCGCTGCCCCGCGACGGCGAGCGTCAGGCCGCGGAAGGTGACCGGCAGCGTCGCCACGTCGATCGCGCGCCGGTCGGCGTAGGCGAGCGTGATGTGGGGGGTGAAGCCGTGCTCGCCGGAGACGGGGTAGCCGCTGGCGCGCAGCGCGGCGACGAGCGCCTCTCGCCGCTCGGGCAGGCCAGGCACGTCGACCGAGGCGTAGGTGACCGGCTTCTCGCCGGCGGTGAAGAGGCCCAACCCCGAGATGACGCCGGTCAGCGGCGGCATCGCCGCGGCGCAGCCGGCGACGACCGACCGCAGACGACCCAGCTCTCTCAGCCGCGCCGCCTTGCCGAGGTACGCGAGCGTGACGTGCAGCTGCTCCGGCGGCTCGCCGCCGGAGAGCGCCAGGCGCTCCGCGACGTGCGTGGGCGGGTAGAGCGCGACCATCGCGCCGTCGACCGGCGCGCCAGCCTCGAGCAGCCGGGAGTAGTGGACCTCGGCCGCGGCGGCGGCGCGCTGTTCGAGCGTGGGCACCGCTTCATCATGGCGGCGGCCACGCGCGCCGCGCAACCCCTCGGCAGCGCGACGGCCCCGGCGGGCGCCCGCCGGGGCCGTCTTCTCTGGTGGGAACCAAGCTACGCCCCCGTCCTCCTCCATGGCGTCTCGCGAGGCGGGGGTCGGTGGCCGATCCATCCCGGCGAGCACGGGAGGCGACAAGGCGGACCACTGAGCAAGCGTTCGCCTCTCGCCCCCGCGCTCCGTCGCCTGCAGCGGGGAAGAGGCCCGGCCGCTGCCCACTCGTAGCCGGGTGGCTGCTCTCCTCGGTAGCGGTCGCGTACTCCCGGTAGGCCGGCCCTTCCAGGTCAGAGGCGCCGAGGCCCAGCAGCCGGATCGAACCCTACCACCCTACGCGGCCTCACGTGCTCTCGCCTGATCCTCCTCGCGCACCGTCTGCGTCCGCGACTGGCGCCAACGCACGATCTCGCCCGTCGGCCGCTGCGCGATGCCGTACTCGCCGTCGGACGACCAGCCCTGGAAGATCAGGTCCTGCGTGCCCTCGATGATGTGCGGCCGATCGGGGTCGCGGTCGAGCAGGAAGATCCGCTGGCCGGGGACCATCTCGCCCTTCGCGTCCCACGTCGTCGTGCGGCGCACCATCACCGCGCGGTCCCAGTCCATGCCCTCGCCAGCGAGCTTCTCGATGAAGCCGTGCTCGGAGCCCGGCGACGTGAAGAGGCCGCCGCCGCCGAGGAGCCCAAACCGCGACTTGCGGCGCTGGTTGAGCGCGAGGAACAGCTCCTTGACGTAGTCCGTCTCCGCCGTCTCTCTGCCGAACGCCGCCTCGTCGACGACGAAGAAGAAGATGTTGAACCCGAGCGCCGACTGCCAGTGCGACGTGCCCGGCGACAGCCGGATGCGATGCGGGAACAGCAGCTCGCTGGTCTTGCGCGGGTGCGGCGCGAAGAACTGGTTGAAGTACGGCGACCCCATCACCTTCATGAACGAGTCGCCGTAGACGATCTTGCCGGCCTGCGCCGCGCCGGCGCCCGAGTTGTTCATCAGCACGATCTCGGAGTCAGGTGACAGCGAGACGCCCGGGAAGCCGTTCATGTACTTCTGCGGGTTGCGCAGGCACGACAGCGTGTAGAGCACGTACTGGATCGCGAGCGACGCGCTGAACGACTTCCCCGAGCCGATGCCCGCGATGAAGATGAACAGCTCGTACAGCGACAGCGGCTCGAAGAAGTCGCCGAGGAACTCGCCGATCATCTCGCGGACGTTGACGTCGGTGCCGATGTAGAACGGATCCCAGAGGAAGTGGCTGATCGGCACCGGCCACTCGCGCCACTCCTCGTCGCTGGTGTGCTCCATCCACGCGAAGTGGCGGTCTGCCGGCGCCAGCTCCAGCGCCTTCGCGAGGGTGTCGAACGCCTCCCATCTCGCCCAGTAGTCGTCGGCCGTCACGCCGCGCGGGAGGATGAACACGCGCGCTCAGCCCTGCGTGCCAGCCCGACGCTCGCCCGTGAAGCGCGTCTCGGCGTCCTCAACCGAGCCGAGCTCCAGCACCACGTAGGGATCCCGTCCGGGCCCGTGGTTGGGCGCGAAGGGCCGCGCGCCGTCGATCACGAGGAACTCGCACGCCTCGTGCGTCTCGATCTCGATCAGGCGCTCGAGCAGCCAGCGCCGCCACGCGCGCTCATCGAAGGCCGCCGGCGGGACGGGCACCAGGTGCTGCACGCGATACGTCTCGCCGCGATCGGGGTGGTACGTGTCGTACCCCTGCGAGATGACGGTCAGTGTGAGCCCGCGGCTGCCCTGCCCGCGATCGATCTCCGCCAGCTCGAACGTCCAGCCCGGCCGGTAGGTGGCGGACGCGACGACCCGCGCGAGCGCCTCCGGGTAGGGGAACTCCTGCTTCGCCGTGTCCGCCATCCCGATCAGCTCTCCGCGGGCTGCGGGTCGACGTCGGCGACCTCAGCCGAGTCGAACGAGCGGACGACCGCCAGGAAGATCGAGTCCTTGATCCGCTGCTCGGGCGGCAGCTCGTCGTAGGGCACCATGCAGGGGTGCGTCTTGGCCTCGGGGTCCTTGACCTCGCCGTAGACCCAGCCGTCGGCCTCCTTGTCCTTCAGCCAGTTCTCGTGCTGGCTCGCCGGCGTCGCCTCGGGGTTCTCGCGCGCCACGCGGACGCCGTTGATGCAGCTCGTTCTCTGCCAGTCGGGCGCCTCCGCCCACGGCACCTGCGACGTGTCGCCCTGCACCTCGCAGAGCGCGCGGTTGGCCTCGTGGCAGATGGAGGCGATGTCGCCGATGGAGTAGGTCAGTGTGGGGGTCATGCTGCGACCCTAGCGGCGCATCGGCGACCACGCCAAGTAGAGGTCCGTTCTTCTCGGAGCGCGCACCGGGTCGAACCGGACCGTCCCGAAGCGGAAGCTCGATGCGTCGTCGTCCTCCAGCCACCGGTCCTCCGGCGGCGGCTGCAGATCGATGCCGTAGCTGCGCCCGCCCCTCTTCTTCGGCTTCGGCCGGGAGAGCGTCAGCGCGTCGCCGAGCGACTTCTCGAGCATGTAGCGCACGTTGCCCTCGTCGCGCGTGCGGCGCTGGGGGTACCACAGCCGCGCCGTCACCCGGATGAATCTCGCTTCGCCTCTCGGCATTCTGGACGCCAGCAGCAGGTACTCGAAGATCTCCTGCCACCGCTTCTTCTCGGCGTTGAACGCCCAGTGCGAGCCGCGCGAGCCGACGGAGTTCAGCGACAGCGGCGTGTCGGCGTACGACAGCGTGACGACACGGAACGGCGCCCCCGAGGGGGCGCCGTCGTCCGTCAGTCCCACGAGAGCGCGATTCTCGCTCTCGGGCGGTGGATCTTGCGGCTCGCGCCCGGCACCGCGAGCTGGCCGGCGCCTTCGAGCTCGACGCCGCGCTGCTCGGCCACGGCCTTGATCGCCGCTCTCGGCCCGCCCGTGGTCGACGCCTCCCCCGCCTTCACCATCGCGACGACCTGCTCGACCTCGGAGTCGATCGCTTCGAGGCTCGCGAGCGCCGCCGCGTCGAGCCGATAGAGCGTCTCCTCGACGTAGACGTCGTAGTCGGTCGGCCCCGTTCTCTTCGGGGACGCTCTCTCCGGCGCACCGCCAGCGGCCGCCGGCGCTCTTCTCGGCGCCGCTCTTCTGGCGAGCGCTCTCGTGGCCGCCGGCGGTGCGGTGAGGTCCTCCGGCCGCGCGTGCTCCGCCAACGTCCGGACGGGCTCGCTCTCCGTCGGCGCTGGCGGCGCCGCGGCCGGCGGCTCCGTGGCGATCGCGTCGTCGCCCGGGAAGTCGTCGCCCGGGAAGTTCTCGACCGACTCGCTCACGCCGTCGCCTCCTCGCCGTCAGCGACGGCCGGCTCAGCCTCGGCCGCCGGCGCCTCGGGCAGCTCGCCGTCGACGACCGGCGCCGCTGCCTCCCACTCCTCGTCCGAGACGCCCTCGGCCGGCGGCTCGTCGATGTCGCCGTCGACCACGTCGTCGTCGTCGCCAACGCCGTAGGTGACCGCGTGCGCTTCGGCAGCGTTCGCGACATCCCAGCGCGGGTAGGCCCACTCGCGCAGCTTGAGCGCCAGCTCCTGCGGGCTCTCCGGCGCCTCCTCCTCGAGGATCTCGGCCGCCTTTGCGGCCATCTGGTCGATCACGACCCGGCGAATGCGGTCCGCCGTCTTGAGGTCGTGCACCGCCTGGATCGCCTCGCGCGCCGACAGGTTGTCGTCGGTTTCCAGCTCGACCGACTGGACCGCCTCGGCGTGGTGCACGCGCTCCTCGCCGCCGGTCGTGACCTCGCCGATCTCGACGTGCGAGATGACCGCGATCGAGTCGCCCGGGTTGAGGTCCTCGAAGTACGGCATCTTGATGCCCTTGATTCTGACGACGCCTCTCAGCGGCTGCGGCCCGTCGACTCTCGTCGTCAGGTGGACCGTCGACTCGGTCGGGATCGCCTGCTGGCCGTCCTGCTCCTCCCGCAGCTCCAGCTCGCCGTCGGCCGGCGGATGGTGCTCCTGCAGCCAGTCCGCCAGGTCCTCGACCTGCTCCCTCTCGGCCTGCTCGCGCAGCTCGGCGAGCGTGCCGCTGATCTCGCTGCCGTCGGCCGCTCGGAACGTCACGACGACGTCGTCGACCGTCGCGCCCTCCGCGCTCGCGGCAGCCGTCTCCGGCTCGCCCTCCGGCTCGTCGCCCTCGGCCAGCGGCTCGTCGCCCTCCGGCGACTCGCCGGTGATCTGCTCGACCGCGGCCGCCATCGCCTGCTCGCCGGCCGCGTCGCCGACGCTGACCGAGAACTCGTCGGCCAGCTCCTGGCGGATGTCGTCGGCGGCCTCCGCCGACTCGACGTCGTCGTTGGCGCGGAGCGACACGAAGCGCTCGTAGAGCGCCTTCGCCTGCGCGCTGTCCTCCGGCGTCAGGCGGTCGAGCGCTCTCTGGACGTGCTCCGGCACGTCGATCGGCGCGGCTCTGGCAGCGCCTCTGCGCGTCGCGGTCTTGCTCATGCGGTGGTTCCTCCAGTCGGGGTGGTCGTGCTGCTGTGGTTGCGCGGACGGCTCAAGCCTTTCACCAGCCGCGTCAGGTTGGCCAGCTCGCGCCGCACTGCGCGCGTCTCCTCGAGGGTGGCCTCCATCAGCGCGCGGAGATCGTCGTCGAGGTCGTCGCTCGCTGCGTAGACCTCCATCCGCTCGCCGGCGTAGCGGCCCTTGACCGCCTTTGCGAACGCGCCGCCGACGCTGTGCGCGTCGCGCACGCCAGCGAAGATCGGCTCGGGCACGCCCTTGTAGCGGTACAGCGGCCGGATCGGGTCCTCGCTGAGGAACTCGACGTACATCAAGCCCGTCTCGGGCTCGTCGCCGGTCTTCTCGATGCCGTCGAACGCGATTCTGGCGATGTTCGACGACCCTTCGATCTCGACCCAGTCGAGCCTGTCGTACTCGGCCTTCGGGATCAGCACTTGGCGGCCTCCAGGAACAGCGTCGTGGCCGACGCGCGCAGGCGCGTGCGGCCTTCCTCTTCGATCAGGTTCGTCCGACGGAGGTCGGACAGGTAGCGATCGAACGTGCCGCTGCGCTCCATCTCGGCGCGCGC